AGCACAGCTTGATAAGGTTAAGCAAGGTCTGTTAGAATACTGCAAGGAACACGGCGTGGAGAGCGTAAGGACTGCCCACGGTCTTTTCTACCGCACTGTTAAGACGCGCTACTGGACTAATGACTGGGAGTCCATGCACAAGTTTATTATGGAGCATGGCCTTCCTGAGTTCTTTGAAAAGCGTCTGAACCAGTCGGTGGTGAAGGAGTTCCTTGAAGAAAACCCTGATCTCCTGCCTCCCGGCCTTAACGTGGATGCGGAGTATAACATCTCCGTGAGGAAAGCATGACAGACCAAGACAAGAGCCCCTTCTCCACTATCGACGAGGTTGCCAAGCACTTCGCCGTATCCGTGTCTACCATCCGCACTTGGATTGCGCAGGGCAATATCCCCGCCAACACCTACATCAAAGTCGGGGTAACGTATCGTTTCCGTATCCCGATGATCGAAGAAGCCCTCAATACAAACCCCGGCCAGACGGCTTAAAAATTTAGGAGAACCCAATGACTGAGATGACCCTTTTCGGAGGCAACAGCCTCGTCAGCGCCGACCTGCTGAAATCCCTGCAGGACATGAACACCAACCTCGCGGGTAGCGTGGGCGGTGGTGGCAACCGTATCAGCATCCGTGGGATGCGCTTCCGTCAGTACGCTGGTGGCGAGCAGGTTGCGGTGTCCAAGGATGATGCGATGAACATCGTGATCCTCAACGCTGCGCGTATTTCTCGTACCTACTACGAGGGCACGTATGACCCCGATAACCCAGCACCGCCGTCCTGCTGGAGTGCCGATACCCAAGCCCCCGCACCGGAAGTCCCCGCTGAGCAACGTATGTCTGACAAGTGCGCTACTTGCCCGATGAACATCAAAGGCTCCGCGAATGGTGGCGCTGGCCGTGCTTGCCGCTTCAACCAGCGTCTGGCCGTGGCTATCGAAGGTGAACTGGATAAGGTCTACCAACTGCAGCTTCCGGCTACGTCGATCTTCGGCGATGCCAAGGGTACGCAGATGGGGATGCAAGCCTACGCCCGCTACCTGCAAGCGCACAATACTCCGGCTATCGCCGTGGTGACGCAGATGTCCTTCGATACCAACGCCGAGACGCCTAAGCTGTTCTTCAAGCCCGTGCGCCCCTTGGCTGAAGCGGAACTGCGTGTGGCTATCGAAGTAAAAGATAGCGCCGAAGCTATCAAAGCGATCACCTTGACGGTTGCGCAGACGGATGGCGCGAAGAAGGCCGAGCCGAAAGGGTCCAAGCCTTTCAATCCCTACAAGGAAAAGATTGAAGTCGAGGAAGCGCCGAAGCCGAAGGCTAAGGCAAAGCCTGTTGAGGTCGAGGAAGAAATCGAAGAGCCCGTCAAGGTCACTAAGAAAGTCGCACCGAAGGCTCAGGTCGCTGACAATGATCTTGCAAGCATCGTCGAGGAGTGGGATGACTAATCTTCTCACAGTTCGGTAAAAATTGTGGGCGGGGGCTTTCCCCGCCCATTTCGTAAATGGGAAGAAGCGGTCATGGAAACACTAGAATTTCTGGAACGCGCTCTGGGGAACACAGGATTTTACTGCGTCTTTGCCTCGCGGCTGAGTGATGGCAAGAAGATACAGAAGTTCTACACTTCTAAGCGCGATATTATTGATACAGCGGCAAACTTCGACGCCGAGGGCTACGATGCGTACTTCGCATTGGCTACGTTCAAGGAGCCCGTGTCCCGCAAGGTGGACAATATCGACACCCTGCACTCGTTCTATCTGGACCTCGACTGCGGCGCGGGGAAAGACTACCCCTCACAGGCTGCAGCGATTTCGGCTTTGCGGGAGTTCTGCAAAGCTACCAAGATGCCTAAGCCGATGATGGTTAACTCAGGGCGTGGCGTACACGTTTATTGGATGTTAACTACGCCGTTAACATATCCCGATTGGTACAAGCTGGCGCTTAAACTAAAGCAGGTTTGTATCGTTCAAAACCTCAAGGCTGATCCCGTTGTGACCGCCGATGGCGCTCGTATTCTGCGGGTTCCAAGCACCCACAACCACAAGGCCGACCCCGCTCTCCCCGTCGAATTTTTGATGGATAGTGCAAATAGTGTGTCAGTCGCGGAGTTTTCGGAGTTTCTCAGCGGGGTCGAAGCCCCGATGTTTACGCCCCGTGCCTATGTGCCACGGGAAACCGATGCTGTTATGAGTGCGCTGCTTGCCAACCGCGAGAGCGTGTTCAAGACTATCATGCAGAAGACTGCCGAGGGTAAGGGCTGCGCACAGCTTGCCTATATCTTCAAGAACCGCGCCGAGTTGCCGGAGCCCATGTGGCGGGCGGGCCTGTCGATTGCCAAGTTCTGCAGTGATGGGCTGAAGGCTGCACACAGGATATCCTCTGGGCATCCTGAGTATGACCCCGCCGAAACCGAAGCGAAGATGGACCGCATCAAGGGGCCGTATCTCTGCACTCGCTTCGACGAATACAATCCGGGCGGCTGCGAAGGCTGTCCACACTTCGGTAAGATCAAGTCGCCTATCACATTAGGTCAGCACGTGATTGAAGCCGACGAGGAAGATAACCAGTTAGTCGTGCGGACTAAGGCGGGCGAAAAGATACACGTTGTTCCTAAGTACCCGTCACCCTACTTCCGTGGGGCACGGGGCGGGGTCTATGTTCGCACCACCGACGATGAAGGCGAGATTGAAGAACGGTGCATCTACCACAATGATATATACGTTACGCACCGCCTGAACGACCCTGACCTTGGCGAGGTTGTCGCTATGAAACTGCACCTCCCCCGCGATGAGCCCCGCGAGTTTACTGTGCCCCTGACTGCCGTCACATCGCGTGAAGACTTCAGGAAGTATGTATCTCAGCAGGGCATCACTGTCTGGGGGAAGGATTTGGAGGCTCTTATGGTTTACACGACACAGTGGATACACGAGTTGCAAGCAAACAAAGAATCTATTGAAGCACGGCGTCAGTTCGGCTGGACCGACGAAGAGATGACCACTTTTATCCTTGGTGATAGCGCCATCAGCGCCACAGGGGTGGAGTATAACCCGCCCTCGTCTTCGACGGCAGGGCTGTTCCACGCCTTCACACAGCGCGGCACCCTTGAGGATTGGGTCAAGTTGATGGAGTTTTACACCCGCCCCGGGATGGAAATTCATCAGGCGGTGATCCTCTCAGGGTTTGGTTCTATCCTTATGCCCTTCTCCGCCGTGCACTGTCTGACGATCCACCTCAACGGCATCTCTGGGCTTGGTAAGACTACCGCAATGCTTTCGGCGGCGTCCGTCTGGGGGAACCCCGCTGCTTATATGTTGCAGGAACAGGATACGCAGAATACTAAGATGAGCCGTGGTGAAATCTGGCAAAACCTTCCCCTGCTTATCGACGAACTGACCAACGCATCGCCGACAGAACTGTCGAACCTACTCTACCAAGTCTCTGGCGGGCGGCAGCGTGGGCGTCTTAGTTCGGGGTCTAACGCAGAACGTCACCGTGGCTTGCCATGGAAGCTGCTGTGCATCACCTCCGCCAACGCTTCGCTGATCGAAAAAATCCGCGCAATCAAATCCGACCCAAACGCCGAAGCCATGCGTATCCTCGAATACACAGTGCAGCCACACAAGAATATCAGCAAAGTCGAAACTGATGCTCTGGCTAAGAAGATACTTGGTATCTACGGCCATGCGGGCCCTGTGTTTGCCCAGTACATCATTGAGCACCGCGAGGAAGTGCGGGCCCTGTACGAGAAGATGCAGCAGAAGATTGACGAAGCTGCTAACCTCAAGGCCAACAACCGCTTCTGGTCGGCAGGTGCTGCCGCGATCCTCACGGCGCTGTTGATCTGCAACAAAATCGGCCTACTGAATTACGACCCCAAGGGTATGTTCAAGTTCCTCGTGAACGATCTTCTGAAGGCGAACAACAACGCGATGACCGATATGTCGGCATCTGCACAAGATGTTCTTAACTCCTACGTCTTGGAGCACATCGACCAAGTGCTGCAGATCAAGTCCACAGAAGACCTGCGCAGTAAGCACGGGAATGGGTTGGATACGATCATTGTGCCAGAAGCCCGCCCACGTATGAATTTCGTGGCCCGCTATGAGACCGATGTGCAGAAGCTGTTCCTTGTGCCGAAACCGTTGCGGGAGTGGTGCACCAAACAGCAGATCAACTACGCTTCGTTCACCTTGGAACTGAAGAACAAGTTGGGGGCCCAGAAGGCCAAGGTTCGGTTGGGTAAAGGCACTCACATGAACCTACCGCCGACCGATGCTATCATCGTGGACTTTGCAATCAAGGAACAAGTAAGTGGTACGGAGGCTACGTGATCTAGCCCCAGACGGCCTACCTATCTCCGTGAACTGGGAAGACATGGAGGTAGGCTCTTCTATTTTTGTGCCGTGCATCAACATCGACAACTGCAAGAAGCAGGTCAAAGAGATTGTGGACAAGTTTGGCTGGATAACAATCAGTCAAGTTTGCATAGAAAACCATACATTGGGGCTTCGCATATGGAGAACCACATGATATAGACCCCCTGTGGCGATCTCCTCCCTGCCATGGGTTCTCCAGACCCTACTGGCCCCAGCTAAATGCTGGGGCTTTTTTATTAGTCCAAGCCATATTCCCGCAGCATAGACACAAAGTATGCTTCCGTAGCAGGGTTGAACGCCACGCCGTTGTGAGTGCGATCAGAGACGCGATCAAAAGACTTGCCGGAAGACTTGAGTGTATCCGTAGTGATCTGCAACTTGGGGCGTGTTGCACGGATTTTTTGGTTGTAGGCTTGGATATCCTGCCGCACTTCCGCCGCTTCATTGCGGTCTCCTTGCGACATCGCCAGATTATAACGGTTCAGCAGCAAGGTTCTTTCCTGCAGCGCAGTCTTCTCCATGCGGGCTAGCCCACGGGTAACTTCTTCGCGCTGCGCAAGTTCAGCGGGTTTGAAACCAGTAATTTTCCACATGATCTGCCCCGGTGACAGTTCGTCAAGCACGGGGTCGTTACGGCGAGTCTGCACGCCTTCGTTAGCAAAGCGGATTGCTTGCAAGGTGTTGCGCGACAGCGGCGGCAGCATATTCTCTATACCGCGTTGGAAGTCACCACCCTGCCCAAGCGCGGCTTTCTTTGCCTCCGTAAGACCACTCAGGAACTGATTGCCCGTGGACCATGCAGGGCCACCGATGAGCGCAGCGAGGAAGTCCGCGTTAGACTGCGTGTTTGCATAAGGGTTAGCGCGGAACAGCAGGTCGTTCAGACCAGTACGCGACGAGATATCAATCCCCAGCGCCTGTGTCAGCGGGCCGCGGAACGCCCATTCACCAAGAGCCTTACGGGTCAGCATATCCGCATCTTCCTCGTCGTCATCAAGGAACATATTGGCGACCATGCGGTACAGACCATAGAGCGGAACACCCGACACACCTGCGATCAGCGCGGTGGAAAGCTGCAACCCCATAAGCTGCTTAAAGGCGGTGTTGCGCAGAGCACGAGACGCCTCGTCTTTTCCGGGGAACAAGTTTTCACAGCCCTGCTTGAGCATCTTGAACTGCATATAGGCGATGTTCATACCATAACTCTTGAACATCAGGGCGATGCGCCCCAGACCGCTTTGCGCGTAGCGTGGTGCAGCGGACAGCGTGTGCGTACCGTGCATCTCTGCGGTCATATAGGCAGCGGCTTCCGCGGCTTTCGCTTGCTTCTCCGCGTCCGTAAGGCTCTTTTCTGCCTCAGTCGGGTTCTTACGCAGACGGTCCAACTCCATCTGGTAGGACGCCATCAAGCTGACTTGGCGGTTAGACCGTTCGACCATGTGGAACGGAAGCCCTTGGAGCATACTCAGTTTATCCAGCATGGTTTTGTTTTGACCGAAGTTCTCAACGCCGAGAGTGTCATAGGTCAAGGAACGACTTAAAAGCCCCTGTGCCGCAGCCAGCTCGACCAGCGGAAGCATATCCTGCATTTGTTTTTTCTGGGCTTCCGACAGGTTCAGGTCCGTGCGAAGCACGTACTTCATTTTCCCGTTTACATCTTTCAACTCGAAGTAGTTGTCGATGGACGGAGTAGCCTTCACGCTGACCACATCGCCCGTGGCCGTGGTGAGTTTTGTGTTGAACCCACTATTCAAGAACAACTTGTACGCCGCACGGGTGTTGCGCGTGGTGTTAGCCAAGCCATACTTACCAGACAGATAGGGCACCATAACAATCGGCACTGCCGAGAGGTTGACTAGGGCCGACGAGATGTTGAAGCCGAGGGTGTAGGTGAAGGCAAACTGGTTAGCCGCCTTGGCTACTTCCTGCCAAGCGCCCTGTGCGGGGTTCATAGCGTTATCGGCCCGCATGACGAGTTCTTTGATCAGGGCGGTATGCACTGGACCTTTAGACACGGTGGTCATGCCTGTGGACTTGGCGTTGTTCGCGCCGTACTTGTCGCGTAGCGCCTTAAGTGCTTTGTCACGCTCCTCTGCGGTCTTGAAGCTTTCGAACTTTTCCTGTCCAGCGAACTTGCCAGTAGGGTCATAGTTCAACCAATACAGAGTATCCGTAGCGTCGATACCTTGGGCGGCGATGCGGTCGCGTATTTCCTGCACTTTCTGCATGAAGGGGTACCGAGCGGCCTGACGCCCGAGGGTGAATGCTTTGAGGCGGAAGGCTTCCAATGCGTCTGACTCGAAACCGCGGACCCCGCTACGGCTCTTGATAGCACGTGCGAAGCTTGTCTCTGGCAGGGCGTCGATAAAGAGTTGAGAGATGTCGTTTTGGGCTTTCTCGCTCACCTTGTTAGCCACAAGTGCGCTAAGCACATCACGTACAAACTTGGTCTCCGGCGCACCGATACGGTTACGCTTCAGGCCGTTGTCTTCGTACATACGCACTTCGGGTTGGCCGTCTGCGCCGATACGCACTCCGGGGACTTCGGTTGCTAGCAGAGCCCGTACACGATCCCGTTCAGCGCGAGTTTGGAAAGTCTCTTTAACTTCTTCGTCCTGCTGCGTTACAGGGTCGTACACCGTGTAAGCCATCCAATACTCGCCCTTACGAACGAGGGGGAAGTAGGGCTCAAGCGAACGGAAGTCGAAGAACCGCTCGTAGATGTTGCTCTTGATGGACTTTGCGAGGTTGGAGTCTTCCCCCAGTGCGAAGTCAATCTTTCGGCCAACCGCATCCCGCATAGCCATGAACTGTTTACGATAAGTCATACGCATCAGGTTATAGATGGCACGGCCTTCCGGCCCGAGAGCCCTCCAACTTGCTTGCATCTCGTCGTGCAGGGCGGCTTTTTCTAGGTTAGCGTTAGAGCCAGACTTAGCCTTTTCCTTGCCGTACTTGTCACGCAGTTCTTTAAGCTTAGCGTCCCGCTCCGCTGCGGTCTTAAAGCCCTCGTACTTCACGCCATCCTTGAACTCGCCCGAGGGGTCGTATTTGAGCCAATACTGCGCGTAGACATCACGGGTTTTTTCGGGGTCCACTTGGTTGATAGTCGAGAAGGCTACGATCTTGTTCAGGGTAGAGCGCTGCTGTGGGAACTTCTTAACCCATTCCTGCATACGGATCAGTGCAGCCTGCACTTCGCGGTCAGATGCAATCGTCGAGGCATCCAGCTTAGCCACAGCATCGTAGAGGTCAGGCGCATCCTTAATCCCCGCAACCGTAGCCACATCTGACAACTGCAGCAACGAGCTGAAGCCCAGCGCCCCCCGGGTTAGCAAGTCCTTAAAGTTCGTGTAGAGGGCCATGGCCCGGTTAGCCCAGTCGCTGCGGAAGGACTTAGTAGGTTCACCGAACTTCTGCTCCTCACGGAACATACGCGCCATAGCGCCTGTCAGTTCTTGTGGGTCATTGGATGCACGATACAGGAGCCCTTGGCCGGGATCAGGACGCGGACCCGTAACGTCAGACGCAGTGTCCAACAGTTGATCTAGGTGCATATCCAGATCATCCATCGTAGAGCCTAGCACCTTAGCTGGAGCCCCAAACACACGGCGGATGAAGTTAGCCACGGCATTCTTGAAGCGGGCCCAAGCCGAGAACTTACCAGCATTCGGGTAAGAGGCTTGCAACATATCGCGGAACATCTTGTTCGTGAACGCTTCGGCCACAAACTCGTGGATGTTGTTCATACCGACAGTATCGGGTCCAAGCGCCTTCTGGGCCTCCGTAAACAGCTTATTGAGTTGCTGCGTAATAGGCAGGCCGGAATTATTCAGAGCCTTATGGGTGAGAGCGTGAGCCACTTCGTGCAACACCGTGACGTTAGTCATGGAGTCGGGGGCACTGCGGTTGAACAAGATAGTGTCCGTAGCCGGGTCGTAAGCCGCAGCCATCGTGCGACCATCAGGGCTGGAGAGGGTATCAACCATCCGCACCTGAGTATCTTTGACCAACGTCCGCATCTTCATAGCCAGCTTGGCTAAGCGCGGTTCCGAAGAGGTTTCGGCAATGCTATACAAAGCACTATATAGGTTGTTGTTAGCCAGAAGGTTCTGCGTGACCGAGGCCAAACGCTGCCCAAGCAGGTTAGCGATATCAGACATACGCGCCAAGGCCCGGAAGGGGATAGCGTTGCTTAGCCCAGCTTCTTTCCGAATCGCAAACATTTTAGCAACAACATTGTCTAGCTGCGCTTGTTCGGCTGTGGCGATTTCGTTGGCCTTAGCTTTTGCAGCGGCATCGCGTTGCGCACGTTGTTCAGCGTAACGTGCGGATGCTTCTGGGTCTATTACGATCTCTGGAAGAGTAGTATCTACTTCAGCTAAGGTTATCTTTGCTTTGCGGTTTGCTTCTTCCAATGCTTTCTGAGTGCTGCGAATATCCTGCTCTTCGTCAAGGCTCTCGTCTGCAAACTGTTTGTTTTTAGCCGCTTCTAGTTCGTCTAGGCTGGCTGCTAGGCGCTTAATGCGCTCCACAGAGGACATAACTCGCCCTACAGACGCACGTTGCCCAGCGCGTGCATCAACCATCATTTGGATTTTACGCCAAGACTCTAGGTTTTGTGCGGCCCACGCCAAACCTTTTACCGCGGTTGCATTCCCATGCCCTTGGCTAAATTCGGTTTCTGCAGGGTCTACGTCTACCCCATTGTCGAGGGTTGCTTTGTAAATCCCAGCTTCTTTATCGCCTGCAAGGTCCACCATGTACATGATAGCGTCTATGGGGCGAGCAAAACGAGAGAAGTAGCTGTGGGCATTACGCGCCTCTACGCTACCTGTCTTTAGCTTACTCTTACTACTATTGATTAGCGCAAGAATTTTGCGCGAGTCTTCGGCAGTAGTAATTTCTGGCATATCAGCTTGCTGTGCTTCGCTGGGTTGAGAGTCGATAAGCACTTTATTTAGCGGTGCGTCTAGCTCGTTGGCCTTGGTCCAGAAGGCGTCCCGCACCGATTGGTGTGCCGCAACAGTTTCCGCAGTGGCACGTTCGGCCAAAGCGATCTGTAAATCGCGCAAGCTCGAATACAACTCTAGCTTTGTTTCAGTCAGGCTGACAGTAGGGCTAGTGTCTGTTGTTAGCAGCGTTGTGAGGAACCCAGAAAGGTCCGCGGACCCAAGACTTTGCGCAAATTCATTTATTTGCCGCGGCGTAAGATCGACAAGTTTAGTCTTACCCGCTTCTTTCGCTGTCTCCGGTGCGTTACGAGCATACGCAGCCCAATCAGTTTTTGGGCCTTCGGGCTCTGGGGCAAAGTAGCCCTCCAGTTCCTGCAGTTGTGCAGGGGTAAGCTCCATGCCGTAGGTGTTACGGATTTTATTAGCGATGTCTGCGACTTTTTCGCTTAGTGCAACGGGCTGTTCTCCCGTTGATGCTCCAAGTCCGTCAGCACCATCTGCAGGTGTATCCAATCCTGTGTCGATAGTCTGCGCAGCGCCTGCGGCGGATTCAACGGCATCGGGCTCAGCTCCGACATTTTCCGTGCCGAGTCCAGCGTCTTGAGCGCTAGTTCCAACTGCTTCAGAGTTAACAGCTTCGCCATTTTTCACCTTAGCTATAGGGGCAACAGACCCGAGTGCATTTTTATCTATGACTACGTACTCAGTACGGCCACGGGGGTCAGTACCAATAACAAGACCATACCCATCCGCGGTCCATTTTGCGATATCACTTTCAGATAAGCGCGTAATGTCCCCATCTTTACGCAGCACTTTTGTGCCGGGTTTAACAACTACGTCATACACTGTACCCGTAGCCCCAGTCATGTTGGCGTAGCCCTCTGCCTGCGAACGGTCGGCTACGGACGTTGCGTAGAACCCACCAAGCTTACGGCCTTTTTTGCCTTGCTTCTGCCCTTCGCGGACGATGCTAATAGCGTCCAAGGACAAGTCTGCACTGGGAGAGCCATGGATAAGACGCAATCCGCCCGAGCCAATTTCAGTTTCAGTAGGCGCAAGTTCTTCTGCAGGGGCAGGGGCGGTAGTTTTTTTCTTACCTTTTGGGGCAAGGGATGGCGGAGGGGGCGGGAAAAACCCCTGACTTGTATAGGCGTCCCGTTCTGCATCAGACATAGTTTCGTAAGTGGCTGTATCTACAGGCCCGGTAAAAATAGGGGCAGGAGTTTCAACAGGCTTACCTGCCGCATCGGCTTCTTCCTGCGCTTTCTTAGCGGCTTTCTCTGCATCTTTAAGAACTTTGTCCGCAGCAGCTTTGAGTGCGGGGTCGTTCTGCGTAGTTGTAGCGGACGCAGTAGCAGCGGCTTCTTCTACCTTCTTTTGTGCGGCGGCAACTTCCGCATCACTTGCGGGGAACAGTTCTTGCTGCGCTTCTTCCACAGGGGCTGGTGCGGTATTATTTGGTAGCTTAGCAGCTAACGCCGTTACCGCCGCCATTTTTTGCCGTGCTACAATGGACAGTTGCTTAGCTTTTTTCTTTAGCCCGGCAGCTTGCGGAGTACCTTCCGCGGCATCAGCGGCGGCTTTAGCTGCGGTAGCATTGGCTTCAGCTTCGTTAGATGCGGAAACGGCGGCGTCCAACTTAGCCGCTAGGAACGCTGCATACTCTGTTTCTTTAGTCGGGGGTGTTTTAGGCGCGGGAGCCTCACCAAACAAGTCACCTTGCTCTTGCCCCGTCTGCAACAGCGGGTTGGTGTAGAACGGGAGTTCCAACTGGGATTGGTATTGGTCTGCGGTAATTCCCGGAGGTGCAGCAGGAGGCGTAGCTGGGGGTGTAGCGGGCGGAGTAGCAGGAGGTGTGTCGTCTTCCGCTGCCGCACGGCGTTGGAACATTGCAGTAGTGCCGCGAACACCACCGCCGAGTACGCCGCCAAGAATACCTGCGTTGATATACTCGTTAATTGCTTCGTCGTCGTCGAGCGGCAGCCCCGCCTGCTTGCGTTCAAGGATTTGCTGCGTGATTTCTGTGGGGACTTCGGCTGCGGCACCTTCCGCAACGCCAAGTGCGGTGCGGGTCAACCATTTTTGCCCCGGTTTCAGGAAGCCGCCTAGCAGCAGTTTGTCCCCGATGACGTTTAGTGCAGACTGACCGATTGCGCTTGTGACCGCAGCGGTGACATCGACTTCGGATTTGCGGCCCGCCGCGACTTCTGCTTCCTGCCGCTGGACGTTACCGCCGAAGAAGGATGGGAAAGCTGTAACTGCGCCTGCGGCAATACCTGTAACTGGCCCGCCAAACAGTGTACCCGCCGCGGTAGCGGCAAGCGGTGCGGCCATCTCAGGGACGCTTTGGCCCAGACCTTCACCAAGATACGTAGCGAAAGAACCTAAACCTTTTACATCTTCCCATGTGGTTGGGGCAGGCTGGCGCAAAGAATCAAGGAAGCTCTCAGTATCCCCCGACTCCCGCATTCCTTTGCCCAAGTTCTGTAACGCATCAATACCAAGCCCAGACCCTAGATACTCCGCCGCGGTGCCTAGCCGAGAGTAAGCGCCAGCTTTGCCAAGTTCAAACCCGCGCCCGATTGCCGAGCCGTCATCTTCAGGAGCCGCGAGGGGCTTACCGATTTCGGTTTCGTATTGCTGAGCAAATACGTCCTCTTGTTGTGCGATGTACTGCCCGATACGAGCACGTTCTGTTGCAGACGGAGTATCCCCCCGGATGTTGAAGCTATAAGTGCGACCACTCATACGCCCGGGGGCTTGGAATATAGCCATGTCTGAACTCCATAGTTGGAGATACTATACGTGCATTAGTTGTGTTGGGCTAGAGGGGTTTACTCTTCCGGGTCTGCGAAGTCCTGCACTGCGGTGGGGTCTTCCGCCGTGCTAGTATCGACACTAGCAATTCCAGTAAGCGTGGAAGTAATTGCGTCATATGTGGCGGTGGCGGTGTTGTACCGATTTATTGCGGCTTGTGCTTTGCGCTGCGCCTCCGGCGAAAGTCCCAGTGAAGGGTCAGTCACATCCGAACCCGGAGTTAAGTTCATAGCCTTTAGGTCTTCGGCGGCGCGATTAACTTGGTTCATGTACGGGACTAAAGCCCGCGCTGCACCAGCAGAAATGCCAAAACCACCCCCAGCTTGTTGCTTAGCCGCGGCTGCAGCCAGAGCGTCATTGCGAGCCTGACGTTGCATGGCGATATCATACAGACCCTTGTTGAGCGCGAGCTTCTCATCTGTAGCGGTGTCCCGAGCCTTCTGGAATGCAGGGATAGCATTGGTACCCGCTTCGCCAATTGCGCCGAGCAAGGTGGGGCTCTGAGACGACATCATAGACATACCCATCTGTGCGAGGGCCATCCATTTATCTTGCTTGGCTTTCTTATCGGCATTAGCCAGCGCATCCATGATGGCCTGCTCGTAGTCAGAAGGCTTAGAAGCCCCGCCGCCACCGCCACCGCCTTTGTTAGCCGCAGCATCTTGCGCGGCTTTTTCTTCGGCAGCTTTTTCTTCGGCAGCTTTTTTAGCCGCGGCTTTGGCTTGCGCGGCTGCAGTGGCCGCGGCTGTTTGGCCCGGGCGGGCGAGAGGGGAGGCGTCAGGAGTAGCTTCGGCAAGGGCAGCGGCACGTTGTGCGTCTATAGCTTGCTGTTCCCCTAGCGTCCGTCCGCCAAATACCCCTGCGGTCCAGTCATATGCTGGAGGCATCGGAGGAGCCGGGGTAGTGGGAGTGACGCCCGGGGCGTTTGCGGCGTTTTGTTCCCAATCTTCGGGTACATAAGACGGGTCATCTAACATGGACCGGATATCAGCGGCTTGTTGGTCGTTTAGACTTTCTACCGAGGCCATATACTGTTCTTCGGTGGGGCGGTTGCCTGCCTGTGCGGCGGCAAGAAAATCCGCGTAGGTCATAGGACGAACCGTTTGCCCTTCGTACATCTTTACGACACCGCCGCCAGCCATGCGCTGGGGCTCGCCACCCTGCGGGAGCGACATGATACCAGTATTGTTTGCCATGTCTGTCCGTGGTGCGAGAGACTGTGCCATCTGCGAAGCGCCTTCTTGCGGGACACCTGCAGCGGCAACAACATCCTGTGCAACTGTAGTTTGGTTCTGGCTAGCTTGCTGGGCTTGGAAACTCTCACGCATCTTCTTACGGCGGTTCAGCTCCGACACAACGAGGAACGGCGGCGTGTCCTGTGAAGGCATCTGCATAGCTTGGCTAAGCTGCTGATCAGACAGATTCTTCAGGTTGTCTTGGAGCTGTACAATGTTCATGATTCTACCTTACCCGAAAAGCGAGTTGTATGCACCGATAGCTGCAATCCCTGTGCCTAGGGCTTGCGTGAAGGGGCTAGCTTGTGCCGCGGTAGCGGTACCACTTTGCTGTCCCACAGGAGATAGGGGGAGCCCCTGCAGAATGTTAGAGAAGTTGTTGACTTGGTTCTGGTTATAGTCACGCTGGTTTATGAAGTCCTGATAACCAATGTCCAGCCCGGCTTGCTCCATACCCATCTCTTGCTTGCCCGCGGCTTCCAGCAGTTTCGCGGCCTCGACATCGCCCGCACGTGCCTTTGCTTCTAGCGAAGCTAGCTGCTGCGCCGAAGAGTTCTGGAACTCTAGCCCTTTAAGGCCAAGCGTATCGCGGTTGTAGTTCTCGCTAGATTGCCCACTTTGCACGCGGGATAGTTCCGCAGCGCGAGCCTGTTCGTTAGCCATACGCGCTTGGCGGTCAGCTTCGAACATCTTTTGTGCGTCAGAGTAGGCGTCCCGCAGTCCTGTGGCCTGCGTCAAGTTTTGGCGATTGAGCAGATCATTTTCGGCCAAGCTCTGTTGAACAGCCTGACGAGACCCGCCGAA